TTAAAGGCTATATGATTGAGTTAAAATACGAGTATATATATATTATTGTTTTTTTTTGTTCTTTCTTTATTATATGTCTTGCTAGTGGTTTTATATTTGGAGACCCTATATGTGGTAAGATAAAAAATTGTTGTAAGAGTAATAAAGTTGAAGACAAATATACTAATCTTATAGTACAAGAATTATAAACAAATATGATGAATGTGACTAATGTGGTGAATGTGGTGAATGTGACCAATGTGACTAATGTGATTAATGTGAATAGAGATAATGATAGAGGATATAATGACCCTTACTTCTTTATAATTGTTTTGATTATATTTTTTATGTTTTGTAGTATCGTATGCGCCTTTTTACAAATATTTTGTAAAGGTACAAGCATTAATACGTACTTTCCTTGTTTAAAGAATGGGGATGAGGGATATCGAGTTAGATATAGTAGTGATAGTGATAGTGACAGTGATTATGGTTATAGTCAAGAAGATAATTATATAGAACCTGATGAAATACCGATTAAAAAAATACCAACATTTTCAAATATAAATCTTTATCCTATTCATTGTAGTATATGTCAGGAAGAAAAGTTAAATACTGTAAAGATTGATTGTGAACATCATTTTTGTAAGGAATGTATAACTGATTACATGCAGGTAGGGAGACAGTGTCCTAATTGTAGGAAACATATAAAAAATATTTATGAAATAGAAGTATTAGTTTTTAATTAATTTGAAACATTTATCATAGTCGTATAAATAACTTGCAATAAAAATGTGAGGAGGTTTATCGTTCCAGTTAGACTTACTCAGCATTGAAAAATAATATTCGTTGTTATCTTTATATAGATGGTACACATTACCAGATATTTTTGTAAATTTACATTTAACATTGTGTAAATTTATGTCTAATATACTGTCGTTTATTGTTTGGTTTAATTGTAGTTTCAGAAATTTTATTTGTTCTAGGATAAGATTAACTTTGGAATAGCTTACGGCATTGCTTTTTATTTGGTCTACTATAGAATCCTTTGATACATTTATATTTACGATTGGTTCAAAAAGGTCCTGTAAAGTATTTTTAGGGATATTATTTATTGACATTTTACAATAATATTTTTTAATTAAATAATAATTATTAATAAAAATGTATGCTAAAGTAGAAAATTTTACTAATTGTCATTGTGGAGAACAGCAATATATTTCTTATGAAAGTGTTAATGCTCCAACAAATAATAGAGGTCAAAAGTGTCATGAAAATAATATGACTGTTTGTTGTCCTCATATGTCTATAAATAGTAAAGGTGAATATATGGCTACTAATGAAATGACTCCTTTCCCATATAAAAATAAGTATTATGAATTACATACGTGTTGTAAACAATGTGCATTACAAATGATTGATATGACTGAATCTGAATTTGAATCTCTTTATAAACCAATTGTAAAGGGTGATCATATTTTGATACATCATCGTGATACTGGAGAAATTGTTCAAAAGATGAAAATGATGAATGATTATAAACCAATTGTACAGCAGTATAGTAAATATAATAGAACTGATTCAAAATTGGAGTGGGAGTATAAACAACCTATGAAGGTTTATGAAAATATTGTTGAACGTTTTGGGTTACCAGATTCATTAGCACCACAAAGAGGTGGTATTGCTATTTGGAATTCTGTTACAGGTCAATATGACCCTTTGTATAAATCTATAACAGTTTTTGATAGACATGAGCTTAGAGATGAATTAGTTGCACATGCGTGTCCAGCACAACATAATGATTTTTTATACAGTTATATAAAGATTCCTATTAAACCAGAACAATTGGAAGATGTATTAAAGTTGTCAGGGTCTGTAAATTATGATGGATTGAAAAAGGAATTATTTGCTAGGTGTGCGAATACATGTGCTAATGTTATGACTTTATTTTTGGCTACTGAGATTATATGTAGTCATATTAGTCCAGGTAAGCATATGAATATTCAACAAATACATAAAGGAAATGAATATGGTAAGCATATAAATAAGAGCGGTGATACCAAGTTTATGGCAGAGACTATTGAGAAGTTAAGGAGTAATATAAGTAAGATTAGGAGTAGTCAGAGTTTGCCTCTATTTCATTGGCCGGGAGCGTTTGGGGATAATTGTAGTAATCCAAATAATTAATTTTTTTTTAAATATGTTTATTTAAAAATGGGAACTAGACGTAGAAATAATATTAGTAAAAGAAGATTTAGAAAAACTAAGAAACGTAGTAAAGGAAGAAGAAAAATCAGAAAATCTCTTAAGAATAAGAGAAAAATCAAGAAACGTGGTAAAAGAAGGTATAAGATTTCTCAGAGAGTTGTGAGGATAAAGGCATCTGGTAAATGTCCTAAGCGAAAACCTTTTTTGGATAATGAAAATATTAGAATAGGGAAGTGTACAAATGTTTATAATCCACGTACAAAACAATATATGCCTTATGACATGTTAGTAGGTACTAAATGTAGTATAGATAAACCTTTTAAAGATGCAAATAATAATTGTTCAAATACATTAAATTTGGATATAAAAAGTATTCTTGATTCTAAAAATAGATGGAATAGAGGCAAGAGTTATGAATCAAAACGAATGAAAGTTAATGGGGTTTTATTTGATGTAGTTGTAGTTAAGAAAGGAACATATTTATGGAGAGGTTCGAGTGTAAGGACACCTTTGGATATAAATAATTTTTATGGAAATTTTAATAATAAGAAGTTTGAATTTTTACCAAGTGGTATATTATGGTTTGGAGATAGACAAACAGGGTTAGGATATGCTAAGGATACAAAATATACTCATAATAAATATGTACATTTTTATAGATTAAAGAAAGATATTACATTGTTTGATATGGATAGTATTTATAATGTGTGGACTTCAAGAAGTATTATGATAGAGAATCCTGATAATCATGTAGAATATTTACGTAGTAAGATTAGTGAATCAAAAGATATTATATATAATCTTGAGAAGGATTCTAATTATACAAGTAAAAAATTAGATATAGAGAATGGTGATTGGAATAAGAAGATAAAATTTAGAGGAGGAAAACGAGTATTTAACAAGACATTACGTAAAAGTGTGAATGTAGGACCATTAGAATATTATATGAATCAATTAAAAGAAATGGAAAGAAGGTTAATAGATGTGAAAAATCAGATTCCTACGTATAAACATGTGTATATACAGAATTTGCCTAAGAAAACACTGTCATCAGTAGAATTAGATGGTCGTACATTATTTTTTAGAATAAGTTATCCAATGTTAGGAGATAGTCTTTATGATTTAGAAGATGATAATTTTGAAGATTTTAATGATTTTAAGTCACAAGTTAGTATTAATCGTGAATCTGTAGAAGAACCTGATGCAAAAGCATTATCAGTATTATTAGAGTTTGGATTTAATGGTTGGATATATTTTGGGGAAGATAATCAAGGGAATATTCATACAGGTACACAAAATTTTCATCAAGAAATGGTAATGAAAGATTCAGATAATGTAGTTGATTATATGTTTTCATATCCAGTATCCTTTGGTGAATTAAAGGAAAGTATTCAAGAGTAAATTTTAAAAATATATATTTTTAAAATGTTTATTATTGTATTTACTTACAGAACAGGGAAGCCAAGAGCACCACCAGAAATACGGACGATGTTGAAGTTAAGAGCGCGGATAAGAAGCTCATTCTGTGTAGAAAGACTATCAGCAGCGTTCTGAGCAACAGTCGTAAGAGACACGTTTGTAAGCTTACCATAGTTAGTAGAACCACTTGGGTCACTACTCATCGGGTTAAGAGCGTACGAGTACATGTTGAGACCAACTGGGGATGCACCACAGTTTCCAGATGGAATCTGGTTGGCGTGGTAGAAAGGCTGGACAAGCTGAAAGTAGTCGTTGTTGAGAGTAAACCTATTAGTGTTATCGTACTTAAGAGTTGCACGAAGAAGAGGATCCGAACCATTAAGAACGAAACCACTGTTGACATCAGGGTCAGACACTGTGTAGTTGGAATGGTAGCCATGACCATCGTGGTTGGTGTAGTTCTTGAAGGCCCACACAAGCATTTTAACAGTGTGATTGAAGGAGAACTGTTTCTCAATAGTGTTTCCAGCATTGTGGTTGGTAACAATACCATCATGTTTCTGGTACTGTTCAACAACAATATCGCGAGGACCAGAACCCATCTTACTACGCTCCTCGTTGGAGACGACCGCATAGTTGCACCAGCACTCGCAAGTACTATCTTGAAGAGAGCTTGAACTAAGACCGAAGTTATTCTCGATGTAAGGCTTGTCAAGGCCCTTACTTGAAAGAGAGTTGGCACTCCATCCGCAAAGGATTTGTTTAAGCTCACGAAGTTTAAACTTCAGTTTGATGTCATTGTAGGGAAGGGCGGCAGTGGGAAGAGAAACACCACTATCACGAGTGTAGAAAAACGGGATAGGGACGTTTATAGTATATGAGGACTTGGTGTTGGAAGGAGACACCAGAGTGGACACATTACCAATCATCTGATTGTAACCATCCTTTTTACCAGCGGGGTACATGAAGGCAGACCACCAATCAAGGTCGAAACTAGTGATAGACTGGACCTCAAGATCGTTGAAGAGGATGTCAACCTTTTCAATAAGATTGTGACCGACATTGGGAGTCCACGAGACACCACCTGGGTAATCGCCCTGGGCAGTGGTGTTAAGTTCGATAGATGGAAGCTCAACACGAAGCCAGGTGCCGAGAAGGTAGTCAGCAGCTCTAGAGACGGTAAAGTGAACGTTCCCACCATAGCTGGGTTGTCCAGAAGAACTTGTGAGTTTTACGGGGATCTGGGAAAACCAGGTACACTTTTGTACTTCACGAACGAAGTAAGTGATCGCATCACTACCACCATATAAACTTGATTCAAGAAGTTCGAAGGTAGCGAGGTCGATAAATGCAGCAGTAACATTAGATGTACGAGTCATTTTATATAGAAGAGAAAATTTTTTTAAATTAAAATTTTTTTCTTTGCTTATATGTATTTTAAGAAAACAACAAATGTTACAATAAATGAGTGAACAAATAGATATAATTAGACTTCATAATGAGATTATAAAATTATACAAAAAGAATAAATCTAATATTGATATATTTGTTAACGAATTGGAAAAATTAAAAGATTTATGTAAAGATAATATTTCTTCTAATATAAAATCCAAAATAGAAACTCAAACAAAAATATTAGAAACGTTTATAAATGACATTCAAAATGATATTTCGTACAATTATTATATTATGGAATCATCCCCAATCATAGACGAATATAACACTCTCATCTCTAAACCCATTACAATCAACTTTATGTCCCCTAAAAAATCCCTAACCACACACAACTCCCCACTCATCAAACATTACATTCAAATATATAATAAATATCACACCAAAATTATATATAACAACAATCTTAATAACTGCCTGTTCTGTAATAAAAACTCCTTTGATACTATTGATAATATAGTCATATGTAAAGAATGCGGCAACACCGTCAATATACTTATTCAAAACTCATCATTCAAAGACTCTGAACGCATCAATATAGTACCCAAATATACCTATAATCGCAAATCTCACTTTAGAGACTGTATCAATCAATATCAAGGTAAACAACAAGTTAATATTAAATCGAATGTATATGATGATTTGATTAAACAATTTGAACTAAACCATTTATTAATTGGAGACGAAAACACACCAAAAGAAAAAAGATTTAAGAACATAACTAAAAAACATATCCTATTATTTCTAAAAGAAACTAAACATTCTAAACATTATGAAGATGTAAATTTGATTCATTATACACTAACTGGAATCAAAACTAATGACATATCTCATATTGAAAATTTAATCATAGATGATTTTGAAAAACTAACAAGCGCATACGATATTCTCTACAAAAATAAAAACAATATAGATAGAAAAAGCTTCATTAATAGCCAATACGTCTTATATCAACTTCTCATAAAACATAAATACCCTTGTAATAAAGATGATTTTAATATCCTTAAAACTTCTGATAGACAAACATTTCATGATGATATATGTAAAGAACTTTTTAAATATCTTGGATGGAATTTCAAATGTATTTTTTAAAATCATTTAAATAAATCTTATGATATATTAAAAATGTTCACAAATACACAATTACTTTATATATGCGAAACTATTGTACTTGTTTTAATAATTTACTACATCTTTAAAAAAATATCTTCATTACAATCCCAAGTTAATATTTTAAATAATAAACTCTCTATTATAGAATCATTTATTATAGAATCCAACTCATCTAATGAAAACCCACAAGAACCACAAGAACCTCAAGACTTAGAAAATACAATCCCTGAACCCATTCATACTTCCGAACCTAAACCAAGACCCCCACCAAACTCCATGAAAGTTTTACTAAACACTCAAATACCAACTATCATCCCCTCAATGTTTCCCCAAACACTTCCACAAATCGAAGAAGTTGTTGAAGAGGTTGAAGAGGTTGAAGAAGTTGAAGAAGTTGAAGAGGTTGAAGATGTTGAAGAGGTTGAAGAGGTTGAAGATGTTGAAGATGTTGAAGAGGTTGAAGAGGTTGAAGATGTTGAAGATGTTGAAGAGGTTGAAGAGTATAAAAATATTATAACAAAAAAACTAGCAACAGAGTTAATTAATTTGACACCAAATCAATATAGAGATATTATTAATAATGAATCAATAATTACAAATGAAGAAAAAGTTGAAGAAAAAGTTGAAGAAAACAAAGAGTCTATAAATTTGGATGATGAGATACGTAATGAGTTGAATGATTTGGAGGGTATGGATTAAAATTGATTTTTAATTTGTTTATATATATAAACAAATGCTTGGTGTTATTACATATTCAGAATGGACTGATGAGTATTTTGGTCCACTTATAAATCTGTATGATATATATACAAAATACAAAAAAGAAGGCGCGAAAACGTTTGATGAGTTTTGTTTGATTATATTTAAAAGTGACTTTAATATAAAAAAGGATATATAAAATGAAACTACCTGCTAATTTCTTTGAAAATTTAACACAAGAACAGTTTGACTATGTATTGAATGTTCTTATTATGTATAAACAAATTAATCCTAACAAGGAAGTGTATATGAATGAAAAAACTTTTAAAAATGCGATTTCTGTTGTAAATAATTTCATTGCTAGTCAAAATTCGAAAAATTGATTTTATTATTATGACAATATAATAATAAAAATGAGCAAACACATGCAAAATTCAACAGAGGACCAATTCGACCATGATGAGGAATTGCGTCTTGACCAGGAGTATCGATTAGAACTAGAAGAACTTGTTAATAGTAGGATAACTGAAGATATAACATTAAAAAATAATATACACATGTTTTCTGACATGCGAACATATCTTGATAGAGACGGTATAGATAGAAATAAATTCTTTAAACATTTATCAGTAAATTTTATAATTAATCATCTTTAATGACCATCCAATCCAAATTCGCCTTCCACGTACTTTTCATCAAATCTTCTTCTGATTTAGTAATAATTAATCCGGTCTTATTAAAGGCATACGCTAGTTTATAGCCTTTGCTTTGTAATTCCTTTATTACTTTATTCTTAAGTACATCTTTTACTTTATCTTCTCCTACTCTTTGTTTGAGAAAAAAATCGGAAAAATTATAGAAGGAATTTGTAAGACTTTCTCTGACTATGTATATACTAATACTTTTTAATAAGTCTTCTAGTAGATAGGTTGCATACATCTCAACACGGTCTTCTTCTGGGTAATCTGAACTTGGTACTTCAATCATTTATTTAATTATTTATATAATTAAATACCTTTTAATCTAAATCTTCTTCTTCAATATTTATTTCACCCAACATATTTTTCAAATCTTCTAATTTTTTAGTATACTCTTCAATACTAGTATCACCCACATCACTACTTTCTAACCAATTCTCTAAGTCCTCCAAATCTGAATTAGTTTCTTTAGCTTTCTTGAATTGTTGTGAAAATATTACGTTCTCTAAATTATTTCTTAGTTTAATCTTTTCATCCAACTTCATATCATCTTCTTTGAACTTTTCAGATTCACTAACCATCCTTTGTATTTCTTCTTGACTTAAACGATTGTCACTTGTAATTTTGATACTTTCACTATTACCTGACTGTGTATCCTTTGCACTTACACTTAATATACCGTTAGCATCTAAATCGAACGTCACCTCCAACTTTGGAACTCCTCTTGGTGCTGGTTTAATACCGCATAATTTAAAATTACCTAGCTTATTGTTAAATTTTGTTTGTGTGCGTTCTCCTTCAAATACATCAATATCAACTTCATCTTGATTATCGGAGTATGTAGTAAAAGTTTGAGTTTGTTTGGTTGGGATTGTGGCGTTACGATTAATAACCTTTGCCATAATACCACCTGCTGTTTCAATACCAAGAGATAATGGAGTTACATCAACCAATAGAATCTCATTTAATTTTTCACTATTGTCACCACCAAGAACAGCTGCTTGAACAGCTGCACCATAAGCTACTGCTTCATCTGGATTAATATTTCTACATAATTCTTTACCACCAAAACTCTTACTCAACATATCTTGAATTTTTGGTATACGAGTTGAGCCGCCAACTAATACTATTTCACTAATATCGCTTTTATCCATTTTAGCATCTACTAATACTTTATTTACTGTATCCATACAATTTTTAAAGTATCCATCACACATGTTATCAAATCTAGCTCTTGTTAAAGAACTATTAAAATCAATACCCTCGTATAATGATTCTAATTCTATTGTAGCATTAGTTACCGATGAGAGAGTTCGTTTAAGCCTTTCACATGCTGTTTTCAATCTTCGTACACTTCTTTTGTTATCTGAGATATCATGTTTATGTTTACGTTTAAATTCTTGTGTAAAGTGTTTAAGAAGTATATTATCAAAGTCTTCACCACCAAGATGAGTATCACCAGCAGTTGCTTTTACTTCAAACATACCATCATCAATATTAAGAATGGATACATCAAATGTACCTCCACCCAAATCAAAAATAAGTACGTTCAAATCATCACATTCCTTTTTATCTAATCCATATGCTAATGCCGCAGCTGTTGGCTCATTAATAATACGCAATACATTCAATCCAGCAATCTTTCCTGCATCCTTTGTAGCATTTCTTTGCGCATCATTAAAATACGCAGGTACAGTAATAACCGCATTTTTAACTTCACTACCTATATAATCTTCAGCAATCTTCTTCATCTTTCCTAAAATCATTGCAGATATTTCATCCGGTCTAAAACTTTTACTTTCACCCTTATATTTAACATTGAATATAGGATTTCCACTATTATTAGTTATATCAAATTGTAGTAATTTCTTATCATTTTGTACAGTTTCGTCATTCCACCCCTTTCCAATAAATCTTTTTGCATCACATATAGTATTTGTAGGGTTGTTATTAACCTGATTTTTTGCTGAATCACCTATCAAACGTTCTGTGTCCGTAAACGCTACATAAGATGGAGTAGTTCGGTTGCCTTGTTCATTTGCTATAATTTCGACTTTTTCATTTTTGTAAACGCCAACACATGAGTAAGTGGTACCTAAATCAATACCAATCGAAGCCATCTTTTATTTATTTATCTTTACTTTTTAAAATAAATTATCTTACAAGAAAAATTTAAATTACTATTGTAATAAATTGATTATTTATTAGTTTTAGAGTAAGAATATAAATTATGACTTCTATACTAACAGCCGACCTATGTTTTGAATGTAACAAAGACAATGGTATAAATTCTGGTACTCATTGTAAGTTTTGTTATAAACCAATGTATAAGAATAAATGGAATGTTGATATGAAACTTAACATACCTTTAGTTTTATCTACAAAGGTATCAAATGATAACTTTAAAGACTTTATTATAAAAGATGAATATTCTAACAAAAATAATATATATACATACAGATTTATATTTAATAATCTTGATATTGATTTTGAAAACGAAAAGATTGTATTTAGAGTAAAAGACTTGAGCAAACCCCTTATAATTAAATTTGAGTCAATAAACAAGTATGATTTAAATTATTCAGAGTCAGGTGTATTAAGTGTGTTGAGTATTATTCTTTATAATGGTTCTGTGATAGGTATTGGGTATAATTCGTATAATGAACAAATATATAAGATATTAAACAAATTAGTGAATAAATAATTTTTAATTGTAATTAAAAATTATAATTATTATAATAAATGTCGACTAGTACATTACCGATAGCAATAGCGTTAACGTCAACTATACTAGGAGGAGGCATGTTTCTAGGAAGTAATGTTGATAAAATTAATGTATTATGTCAAGAAATGAATACATTAAAAACAGACCACCAAATGCTCAAAGAAAAAGTATACGATATACATAATAAAGTTTGTTTAATTGACCAAAAAATAACTACTTACTTGGAAAAGAACCAATAACTCTCCTAACGAATTTTCTATTATAAACCTCTCTATTAAGTTTCTTACTCTTTTTGTTTACTCTTTTACCGTCCTTCATCTTTCCTTTGCCTTTGTTGTACGTATTAAACTCAATCATCCTTTTTTATAATTATTGATATTAAAAAAAAAATCAATTTTTTATTATTGTATAATAAAATGCTATTTGAATCTTATTTTTTGTACAAAGCGGCCAGTAAAAATCTGGAACTACTAGAAAAATATAAAACAAAGGTCGAGAAATACCAGGACCCTTCAGCAGAAGCCACTGGGGCTATTGTTGGTTCATTACTAATTTTTATGATTGTACTTGGGTTAGTTGGCTTGATATTGTATATATGGGCAATACGTGATGCATACACAAACTGTGGAGACCAATCAACGTTACATATTATATTAATATTGTTAGTTCCTGGCTATCTCACCATATATGGTCTATTAAGACTTACTAATACCATATGCACCAAATAAATAATCTTTAATTTAATTAAAAATTATCTAATAAATCTATGTTGCTTTCTTCTTTCTTCCTCCACGTTTCTTAGGTTTCTCTTCGACTGGTTCCGGTTCCGGTTCTTCTTCTTGTTCTTCTTCTTCGTCTTGAATAGAACCTTCATCACCTTCATCATCTTCTTCTTGTTCTTCTTCTTCTTCGACTTGCTCTACGACCTTTTTAACTGGTCTAGATAAAAGTCTTTTCATACCACCATCAACAAGTTCTACAACACATTCGTATACTTTGAATTGTAGTGAGATGGTGCGACCAACAAAGATGGATTCAATCTTTATTGCACATACACAGTTCATACGTTTATTGATGAGTGTCATAGGGTCAATATCTTCATTGGTGTTAGCATCAACAAAGAATGTATTAATCTTGAGGTCGCCGTTTTTCTTGTTTAAAATGACTTTGGGGTAGAGACAAGGGGACTTGCCTTCTACAACTTTGCCTTTTTCGCGTTTACGGTAGATGGGGTTAAACTTTTTGAGGTCAGACTCGTCTAGGTCATATTTTCCGACTTTTTCTTTAGTAGTATCATCAAGCATATGGTTTTTACAGGTTTCAACAATAGATTCAATGGAATCAACAAAGGTTTCTTCGGCTTTAGTTGCACCGTTCTTATTCCAGAGGCACAATGGGATAGAGTATCCATTAACAACACCGGAGTTCATATCAGTATTCTCAGACAATCCAAAGCTAAATAGTTTTTCGGTGGAGATAATCAAATCACCAACACTGCCGTCATCGTTTTCCACAGAGATATTGATTCTATGGTAGGAGATAGGAGTGTTTGGGATTGACTTGGCTTCGGGTTCAGAGAACAGGATTTTACCGACATCGAGGTCAGCACAGTTAGTAAGTTGAGTAGAGGAGGACATTTTTCTTATAATGTAAAATAAAAATAAAATCAATTTTTATTTTTTTGAAAATACTAATTTTTTGAACGTTCGTAGTGAAAGTTCCAATATTCGTCACATCCAAACTTGAAATTGTCTACTGGTGTTGCTTTATAGTAAAAAACGCAATCTTCTAACTTATTACTTTGTCCAGTATTATTAATATATAACGCAGTATAGTCATCTGTTATTTGGTCCATTATATCACAGAACTGTGAAAAGTCTGGTATAACTCCTGCATAATTCTCCCATAAACTTTTCCTGTTTTTTAAATTGGTTTCTCTAAGAATAAAGCATCCATCAACATTTGTACGTATAACTGGCTTTACATCTAAACAATACTGAAGTGATAATATAAATAACATTTTCCAATGTCTTCCATTTTTGAATAGTCCTTGAAATAGTGGGTCGTTAAAGAGTCTAGGGTCATCTGTACAGTCATCAAGTAGTAATACTGACCAAGGGTTTTTAAGGTACTTTTTTGCTATTTTTTGTCTTTTGATATAATTATCAATTACGTCTTTTTCTAATTTGTTGTATACAAACGTACTTGGGAAAATTTTGGAATAATGACCATTACTATCTTCAGTACCACTTATAACTAAACCAGTTGGGTAGATGTGTTTTTTATGATATAATAGATTTGATATAAGTGTTGTTTTACCTGTACCTGGT